CAACATCGCTTTTGATGATCCATCTCCTATGGACTTGGGTATCGGCCCTCTGGGTCGTATCTACGTTTGGGATGTCATTCCTCAAGCTTTGGTTGCAACCAACATTGCGGCCGCACAGACCACATCTTCAACCATTGCGTTGACTGCCGGCACTTCGGTGAAATCCGTCACCAACACTTATGGCCAAACCGTTCTGCAACTTGATTGCCCTCGCGCAGTCAGCATTGTTTCTGGAACTGGCACTTTGACCAACCGTAACGTGACCATCACTGGCTACGACTACTACGGTCAAGCAATGAGTGAAGTGATTGCAACTGGTACTGTTCAATCGACTACCGTCAAGGGCAAAAAAGCATTTTTCACGATTCTTTCTGCATCCATTTCTGGTGCATTGGGCGCGACGATTGCAATTGGAACCACTGACATTCTTGGCCTTCCAGTTCGCGTATTCAACGTGGCTTACGTTGCAAGCGTTAAAACCAACAGCACGTTGGCTCAAGACACTGGCACTTTTGTCGCAGCAGATACAGCAACCGCAACCACCACCACTGGTGATGTGCGCGGCACTTACGTCCCCGGCACTGCATCTGACGGTATCAACCGCACAGTGATGGGTATTCTGCTTCCAGGTATCGCCGTCGGACCCAATGCAACTCGCACTGGTGCTCTTGGCGTCACTCAAGCCTAATAGGAGATCATCATGGGTCAATTTAAACCAATGGTCAAAATGGAGACCACCGAGCCTTCGGTTGAGCTCAAGCTCAAAAAAGGCGGCAAGGTGGCAAAGAAGGCTGACGGCGGCATGATGGGTTCGCCCATGAGTGCTGCTGGCGCTATGCCTCCATCAATGCCTGCTCGCGGCGGCATGCCTAGCGCAGCTTCTCCAATGAAGCCTTCGCTGATGATGCGTCGCCGTGCCATGCGTGGCATGCCAGCGGGTGCTGGCCCAGCCGGCCCAATCGGCGGTGCTGCATCAATGCCCGCTCCAATGCCGACTCCAGCCCCAGCCATGAAAAAAGGCGGCAAGGCTGAAGGCGGCAAGGCTGACATGGCGCAAGACAAAGCCATGATCAAGAAGGCCATGAAGCAGCATGACATGCAAGAGCACAAAGGCGGCAAAGGCACGAAGCTGGCTCTGAAAAAGGGCGGCAAGATGGCCACTGGCGGTGTTGTGGATGGCCAAGGCGGCTACAAAGCAGGCGGCATCATCAATACTGAAGGTCAAGGCGGTGAGTACCGCAACACCAAGATGCATCAGGCCAAGCCAGATCACTCACCTGCCAAAACTGGCGGCGTGAAAGACGGCAACGGCGGTGGTTATGCTACTGGCGGCGTTGCAAAAGCCAACGGTGGCGGCTATAAAAAAGGTGGTTCAGCAAAAAAAGCTTTTGCGGCGGGGGGAAAAGTTGACTCAGGTCGCCCCGTCGCAATGCCTCAAGGCAAAAAGCCTGCCGCCAAGCCTGTAAGAATCAACGAACTCGCTGGTACTTACAAGGCTGGTGGCAAGGTTACGCCCGCTGAAGGTCGCTTGTTGAAAGCATCTGCTGGTGAGAACGCTGCTTCCTTCCGTGCCGCCAAAATGGACACGAATGAGAAGTACGGCCCAGCCAGCAAGATGAAGTTCAAGGAAGGCGGCGATGTCGACCTGTCCAAGGGCGCTTATGACAAGGCTGGCAAGGTAAATCGCGATTTGGAAGATGCGCTGAATCCTTTGAGCATGATGAAAGAACTTGCTGGTAAAGCAAAGAACTACTTCATGCCAAAAGGTGCTGAAGGCGTGACCAAGACCAAAGAGTCTGTGACTGTGACCCCTGGTCGCAAGCGCGGCGGCTCTGTAAAGTGCTAAAACAAAGTGGGGGCTTCGGCCCCTGCTTTTAATTGGAGAGAAATATGGGAACTTATTCTTCCGCGACCCGTCAAGGCGCGTATGAACCTTTTGATTTGCAAGTGTCTCGTAACCAAATTGATGGGCATACACCAATTTATGTTTTTGGGTTAACGACATTACTCGGAAGCACAGCATATGGCCCAGCATGGGAAGGTTTAACTCCTTCTGGTGGCTCTTATGTTTATCCATCAACTGCGGCACAAATGTGGATGTACAGTTCATCGGCATCTGACACTGCCGTTTCAATTTTGATCAATGGTTTGGATTCAAACTACAACATCTTGACTGAAACTGTTGCTTTAAACGGAACAACAGCAATTCAAACTGTTAATTCATATTTGCGTATCAACAGTATCATTACTACCGTTGGTAATGCAGTTGGAAACGTAAGTTTGTACAGCAACAGTGCAAAAACTGGCGGCGTACTTTACGCTCAAATTACTGCTGGCAACGGTAACTCTCAAATGTCGATTTACACCGTTCCAAATGGATATACGTTTTATCAAACATATTTGCAGGCTGATGCAAACACAGGAGTAACATCAAGCGCATACAACAAAGTTCGCACACTCACCAGCCCTCCAATTGTTGGAGCAGCAGTTGCTGTTGGATCTACTTTGTTGCAATCTGTGTTTGTTCAGAACTTCAATGTGCCGTTGACTATCCCATTGGCCATTCCAGCAAAAACTGATACGCAATGGCAATTACTTGCCAGTACGGGAAGTTCGACTGTTGCCAATATTTATGTTGGCGGTATTTTGATCAAGAACCCAGACTAATCATGCCAAGCAAATCACCTTCCCAGCACCGTTTGATGGAGGCGGTCGCACACAATCCTGCGTTTGCCAAGAAGGTCGGCATCCCCTCAAAGGTCGGCAAAGAGTTTGCCAAGGCCGATGAGGGGAAAAAGTTTGCCGGTGGCGGTCTGTACGAAAACATCAACGCAAAGCGTCAACGCATCGCTGAAGGTTCTGACGAGCGCATGCGCAAGCCTGGGAGAAAAGGCGCACCCACTGCTCAGGCGTTCAAAGAATCTGCCAAGACGGCAAAGATGAAAGAAGGCGGTCCAAGTTTGGCCATTGGACGTGGTGAAAAATTGTCTGTTGAACGAGGTGCTGGCCTTACCGAAAAAGGTCGCGCCAAGTACAATCGTGAGACAGGATCTCACCTCAAAGCACCTCAGCCAAAAGGCGGTCCTCGCAAGGATTCTGTCTGCGCTCGGATGTCTGGTGTGGTTGAGCATTCAAAGGGTGACGCACCACGCGCTAAAGCATCGCTCAAGCGCTGGGATTGCCCAGGTTGGTAACTTTTAACTCTTGGAGATTGACATGAAAAAAGTGAAGAAAATGGCCAACGGTGGCATCTCAGGTTTGGGCCAAATGTTGGGTATGTCCGATTTGGGGAAAGCGCCATCAAGCGGTGGTGGCGGCCCTATTGGTGGTGGCGGCGGCGGAGGTAGCGCAAGCGATGGCTTAGGAACTGTCAATCAAGGCGCTCAGGCCATTGGCAGCGCTCTTGGCCGCGCATCTGAGGCTATTGGTGGTGGTGGAGGCGGCGGTATGCAAAATTCAAGCATCAACACCACGGCTTACAAAAAAGGTGGCAAGGTTACAACGACCCGTATGTCTACCGCTACTCGCTCAAAAAAATCTTCCAACTGGTAAGTCAACATGGCATATTCAGGATCTGTAGGAACAACCGTCATTACGGTTCAAACGCTGATTGATCATGGCGCACGTCGCTGTGGGAAATTGGCTGAAGAGCTGACGTCTGAGCAGGTCCTGAGCGCTCGTGAGTCGCTGTTCTTTTTGCTGTCTGACCTGATCAACATCGGCATCCAGTATTGGGCCATCGACAAGAAGGTCTACGGCTTCACAGCGGACCGCGCAACGTACTTGCTGCCCCTTGGCGGCAACGATGTGCTCAATGCCCTGTATTGCTGGATGAACCGCCCTGACGGCTCTTACACGTCCTCTGCTGGGGGTGTATTGGATAACGCTCATGATCAAAATGTGGATACGGTTTGCACGCAGACCGTACCAAATGGCAACATCACTGTTGATTACGGCGCTTCAAACCCTGTGTTCATTGGCTCTATCGGATTTTTGCCGGCTACGAGTGGCACTTGGTCGATCATCTATGAATACTCCCAGGACAACGTCACTTGGCAGACATTGGTTGATCTTGGCACGATTGCCGTGGTGGACAACGAGTGGGTCTGGACTGACATTGCCAATGGCCAGACTGTGCCGTACTACCGCATTCGAGCCTACAACGGCACGACTTTGAGCTTGCGTGAGTGGTACTTGGGCAACAACAGCACAGAAATCACGATGTCGCGCCTGAACCGTGACGACTTCACCAATTTGCCGAACAAGAACTTCACTGCAAACCAGCCGTTTCAGTTTTGGTTCAATCGGACCATTCCACAAAGCCAAATTGTGCTATGGCCAACGCCTCAGAACGCTTTTTACCAGATGACCGTATGGTACTCACGCCAGATCATGGACGTGGGCGACCTGTACGGCGAGCTGGAGGCCCCACAGCGCTGGTATGAGGCCGTGGTGATGATGCTGGCTCACAAGATGAGCCTGGAGCTGCCCGGCGTGGATCTCCAGCGTGTTCAATACCTCGAAAATCAAGCCAGCAAGCACCTTCAGCGAGTGGAAGAAGAAGAGCGCGACAAATCGCCGATCTACTTTGCGCCTGCAATTGGATGCTACACACGATGACCACCCAAGTTTATTGGATACGAGCAGCGCACCATTCCGACATGATGTTGGATGGGTACGTTGGTGTGTCCAAAAACGCTCAAAAACGGTGGTTATACGGGCATAGTTGGGCGCACCGCAAGGGCCGTCACGACAATCCAAAGATGGCAAATGCCATTTCCAAATACGGTTGGGACAATTTGATAAAAACCGTCCTTGTGGTCGCTGACGAAAATTACTGCTATGACCTTGAGCGCAAGCTCCGACCATCTGACAACATTGGCTGGAACCTCGTGACTGGCGGAGGCAAGCCTCCCGT